GATAAGTTTTTTTAGCATTGGGCTGGCGTCCTGCTGATGGGTGATGAGGGGTCGGGTCGTCTGCACCGAAGAGTGAGTTCCCTGCTGCACGGCTCGTAATAAAGAGCAGTATAGTCAATGACACCTGCATTATCGCCAGGAAAGGGTCATAGACTCAGCAAAGTGATCGGCCTTGATGCTGGCAATCCACTGCCCTAATCGCTACCACGCAGGCGTGCCTTGCTCAATGGAATCAGCTCACTAAACCTGCATATTCATAATTTCACTTTGAATATTTAGTCCGTCAGGTTGATGTGCGTTGAAGCGTGGTTTTACAGAGACATACCGCAAGTCACAAACTGCCGTGGAGGTGGTTTTGAGGTGATTTGCGGTATTTTTTTGTGCTACATGTGTGCTACGGCTAAATCGTAGGCCGCAGAGGCTCATAAACTGAAATCACTTCCGACGTCACTTTCCCCAGCACGATAATCCCGCCCATCCCCTCTCCGTCGATCGTCTCGCCGTCTGAGGTAATAATCCCCGAGCTGAATAATCTGCCCAGTTGCGGGAACTCGCCGAGCTGGAAAGCAACTTTATCGCCTGGCACAGGCTTCAGAGATTTGTCTGCCAGCACGAACCCGTACGGCGTCTCAATCAGGATCATGTTGTTGCGGTGAGGCATCAGTACATCGTTAAGATCGATGCGCCGCTCTATATAATCGGACGCTGGTGATGGAAATCCCATAGCTACCTCACGTATCCCATGTTGCGTAACGACCAGGTCTTATTCTCGCTTTCCTCTGTAACCAGCTCGAAGAAGAAGTTTTGGTACCGGCGAATCCACCGGTTGCACTCCTGTAGCGTCCAGACGTGATTCACGTCATCCAGTCGATTCTGGAATGCCGCTGTTGTGACAATCTGCCGCCCCCTGATGTCCTTCGTTATCGCTCCAACGAAGGCTGCATGTATGTCGCTCTCTCTCGCCATGATAAATCCCCCTCCTAAAAAATACTGTATGGATAAACAGTAATATCAATCTGTAGGTTTGATCAAGGCGAGCTGGTACACAGATTTGTAAAGGGGTTGAGCCGAAAGGGATTTCTGGTTGGCGCTTCCGGTGGTGAGTGACTAATCTCAAATCACCCATCCCGCAGCCTGCTGTGGCAGGAGCGGCTGAGTCATTGCCCGGTCGCCGGGCTTTTTTATGTCCTTACATTTATGATCGATTCCTTGAACATCTCTTAACGCAATGACAAAATTCGTTATCTACATTTTCAGGTGTTCACATGGCTAAATTATTTGCCCGCTATATGACAATCGGCATTCTTAATACGCTCATTCATTGGGTGGTGTTTGCCATCTGCATTAAAAACGATCAGTCTCAATCACTTTCCAACTTCGCGGCCTTCTGTGTTGCTGTTACGTTCTCATTCTTCGCAAATGCACGGTGGACCTTTAGCTCTGAGGCGACCACATTCAGATACATGATGTATGTATTTTTTATGGGTGCCGTTGCCACTCTTATTGGTAGCTCGGCAGACCGGCTGCATGTGAACCCTATAGCTACTCTGGTCGTATTTTCTGCAGTGAGCCTTGTTTGCGGATTCCTTTATTCTAAATATATTATTTTTAGAGAGAAAAAATGAAGATATCGCTAGTAGTTCCCGTCTTCAATGAAGAAGATGCGATAAGATATTTTTACAGCGACGTAAGATATAAAGAATTTTTGAAGCCATACGAAATCGAAATCGTCTTCGTGGATGATGGTAGTACCGATTTCACGCCGCAACTAATGAAGGATATGCAAGAAAGTGACCCATTAGTTCGGAATGTATTCTTTACCAGGAACTTCGGTAAAGAAGCGGCGCTCTTCGCAGGCATCGAATGTGCCACTGGTGATGCGATTATCCCTATAGATGTTGATTTGCAGGATCCACTGGAAGTGATACCCAAGCTAATTGATCGCTGGCAGTCCGGCGCAGACATGGTTCTGGCTAAGCGTACTGACAGGAGCACTGACGGCCACATGAAGCGCAAGACTGCAGAATGGTTTTACCGCCTGCATAATAAAATAAGCTCGCCAAAAATTGAAGAAAACGTTGGCGACTTTAGGCTAATGTCTCGCACCGTGGTTGAGAGCATCAAGCTTCTGCCCGAGCGTAACCTGTTCATGAAAGGCATTCTGTCATGGGTTGGCGGAAGAACTGATATTGTTGAATATACGCGTGAGAAACGTGTGGCCGGAACAACAAAGTTTAATGGTTGGAAGTTGTGGAATCTGGCTTTAGAGGGAATTACTTCCTTCTCTACGTTCCCTCTACGCATGTGGACATATATTGGATTTTTCGTTGCCGGATTATCTTTCATTTATGGCATCTGGATGATAGTAGACAAGATATTCTGGGGTAATCCCGTGGCGGGCTACTCTTCTCTTCTGGTTTCAATTCTTTTTCTTGGAGGTGTGCAACTGATTGGGATTGGAATTCTGGGAGAATATATAGGTCGAATCTACATTGAGACCAAAAAAAGACCTAGATATATTAAAAAGGAAAATAGAGAATAAGATTATGTTATTTATGGAAAACAGGTTAAATAAAACTCAGATACTATTAATTTTAGTTGTTCTTTTTGCAATAATGATTACTAGGCGTCCCGATATTTTCAATCACCCTCAATTGTGGGCTGAGGATGGCAAAGCATTTTTGCAATCTGTTTGGAATGTTGGGGCTTTTGATTCTTTAATTACGCCAAGGGATGGCTACTTCCAAACCCTACCTAAATTGACCATGTCACTTGCGTCTTTTCTGGGGGTAAGCTCTTCGGCGGTAACGGCATTGGCTGCAGCTGTAACTTTACGGTGCCTTTTTTTAGTATATGTGCTGTCAGGCAGGATGAGCTTTGTTAATATAAAATATAGAATAGTATTTTGTTTTTACTTTGTGCTACAACCCAACATACAAGAAGCATATATAAATATAACCAACGCGCACACTTACGTAGCCATCTATTTATTGTGCATCATGATTTCAAAGCCGCCAGTCGGCGTACTTTGGAAATGTCATGATTTTATAATACTGGTAATATGTGGGCTTAGCGGGCCATTCATTGGCATTCTTGCACCTTGCTTGGCATTAAAAAGAATAACCGAACACGGATCAATAATTAATGCCATAAAGAAATTCAATTTCTTTGATGTCGTGTTTACTTTGTGCTTTCTTGCTCAATGTGCAGCTATTGCAACCTTTAGCGCTGACAGAACATCAGCTCCACTTGGTGCTAGTTGGGATTTATTTGCAAGCATATTATCATACAAGATTATCTTAGGCTCTTTGATTGATCTACAATATGTTAGGTGGATGTGGGGAGAAAACATATTAAATATAACAATATGTTCATTCATAATTGCGTCTTCTTTATTCTACTTCTTTAAATGCGGCTGGCAGTACAAGGTAGTATTCACTTACGTGACTATAATTGTTGGCCTATCAATCTTTAAGCCCGTTATAAACAATCTAAGTGAGCAGTGGCCTCTATTTGAAATACCAATAGTGGGGTGCAGGTATTTTATTGCTTCTGGAATGGCTATTTTCTGCCTTCTACTTATTATATCTCACAATATTTCAATAAAGTACCCACTAGCAAATTTTTTATTTATACTATTAGTTATTCCGTGTCTGATTGCTTCGTACAGAATGCCTAAACTTCAAAAAGTTGGCTATGAAGAAGATGTTAAAAAATTTGAAAGCGCTCGAAAGGGGGATATAGTTAACATTAGAACTAACCCCCCAGGTTGGAGCATGGATTTAATCAAGAAATAAAATTAACAGATAAAACTTGAGGTGGTTGACATTTTTAACTAAAAACTTGGAGGTGCTGGCAACGCCTCCTTCCCATCCGCTTCAGAAATGTACGCCCTCAAAGCCTTACGGTACGTGGTCCAGTCATTCTTAGACTTTGTCACCGCCGCCTCAGTGTAATCTCCGCTGTAATCCTCGTCTTCAATGCGTTGGTTAAGGGCAGTGATTTGTGCTGATGCACGATTGTATTCCGACTGCGCAGTACTCAAGTTTTTCTGTGCGCGCTCTTCCGGGGTGATTTCAACTACCGGGGCAGTAAATACCCAGCTACCTTTTTTGTCCTTCTCTGCAGTAAAGCCGGGGCCAACCTGATCCTCCTCTTTTATCTCGTAAATTTCATACTCAGGGAAAAGGTCGCCTTCTCCGTTCCAAAGGACTGCATTTACTACAACGCCGTCTTTAATCAATGCGTAAGATGAAACTGACATTATGCATACTCCCAGATGATGACAATGCCATCAGCACCCGCGCCACCTTTGTAGCCGGTTGATGAATTGTTGGGCCCGCCAACTGCGCCGCCTCCGCCAGAGCCAAACCCATTTGCATCGTTTCCGACAGAGTTGTTATTTGCACGACTGAATCCACCCTTGCCGAAAAATGAATCGCCACCTTTACCCACAAAGTTTGATCCGGTGCTGAGAGATACGCCGTGCTCAGAGCTTCCCCCAGGAGTGTTAACAATATTCCCGCCTGTTGCATTACCACCCAGAACACCCGTACACGTGAAAGGCGGGGTTGACTGCTCCTGACCGTAACCGCCACTACCGCCCTTACACAAAATAAGGTTGCCTATCGATGAGTCGCCCCCAACGCTGCCCGATACCGGAAATCCGGCGTTCGCCTTACCCCCGGTTCCTACAGTAACCAGCAGGCCGTCAATCTGATCTATAGAAAGCTTTGATTTAGCATAACCACCGGCACTGCCGCCTGTAGCCAGAGAAACGGTAGACGAGCCTGAATACCCCGTGTTACCACCCGAACCGCCTGCAGCCTGAACCTCAGCGATGGCGATCTTCGCTCCCGCCGTTTTTTTGTAATTAGCACTGGCTTTAAAAATTTGCACATTGATCAGCCGTCCGGGTCCGACCAGCGTGTTCATGGCAGCGAGCAGCTGCGCCCTATTAGATTTATTAAGCGTCAGGCCCGCCGCCTCAATAACCGCAGCTATTTCTTCCTGAACTGAATCAAAAAAATCTGCATTCAGCGCTGTAGGCAGTTCACCGGTCTGAGGATTACCGCCGGTAAAGCCATTTTTACCCGCGCCAAATTTATCCACCTGCGCGGTAGATGTATCGATACGATGCATATTTACTCCGGATATCTGAAAATAACGTAGGTATGTGAGGGTGCCAGTTTGTTCAGGACGCATTCCGCGATAGTGTCACCCCAAACTCTGAGGCTGTCGGTGCAGTTACTGATGGCCGTCATGGGCGTAACCTGGGTGGATACGGGCATATTCACCTGCCAGTAGTAGCGCCACTCATCACTGTAAAGCGAGTCGGTGCAAGCAGACATACAGGTGAACTGGCTTTTGTTGTAGCGGGTAATGGTGACGCCCGTGTAGCCCAGCGCCTCAAGCTGAGCCAGGTAGAAAGCCTCATTAATCCCCCCCGCCAGATTTATCTTTGCATCCAGCCGCTGGCGTCTCTGCTGCAGCGTCTGCACGCCTGAAGGCGCGCAACTATCCGGCAGCCCGCTGATACTTTCATAACGGTCAATTAGCTCTGTCACTGAACGTGGGTCCGTTTCCAGCATCAGAGCATCACCGCGCCCATGCACCGCTGCCAGCGAGGGTGCCAGGCTAGTCAGCAACACGTCGTCACTGTCCCACGCTGGGCCACGCGGCAGCAGTGCTCCAAGCATCTGCCGGTACTGCGCCGTTAAGTCCATGAGATTGTCCCCACCACACCTATTTCACCTTTCCCAATGGTGATATCAGTCGTCGGGCTGACCAGCGTATGACTGTACTCACCCGTTGCGATGCTGATCGCCTCGCTGATGCGGGACGGCTTCAGCAGGCTTTCAGGCCCGCCATCGCGCAGCATCATTGAGCGCAACTCCGCCTCAACGGCATAGCGCACTGCTGCGGTGTTCGGGTTGAGTCGAATCTGGAAATTAACGGTGTGAGGCGTTGGAGCAAACACGTAGATATCGGCTCCGGCCACCGGGGCAAGCGGTTCGATGTATGTCTTTACGGCTGAGACGGTAGCAGCGTCAGGGATTGGATTAATGAGGTCGCTGTTCGCCACCATAACGCCTACCGTTCCCCGACCACTCCAGTGCCTGTACGTCCATGCGCGTGTCACGCCAGCCACTTCTTTAGCCCAGACTTCATAATCACCGTCAGCGCCGCCCTGCGGGGTCCAGTACCACCGTTCAATCACGCGTGCGCGCCAGACCTCCAAATCCTCAACGTCAGCGCCGCCCTGAATGCTGTCCGCCACGCCAGTTGAGGTCAGGCCTGTAATCGGGCTGACCAATCGCATAGCAAGTCCATCATCGGTGTTGCCCGCTTTTCCTGCCGTATCGCAGACAACCGGCACGCGCAGAACGCCACCCGCCGAGGTCGCTTTAGCTGTCGTGGTGAATGAAACGAGATCGTCACGCTGAATTGTGACACCGGCAGGAACAGGGATGCCGCTCGTTGGCACATCCCAGCGCACATAACCGGTTGCTGCTGTAGGCGCTTTTCGCGGGCATCGCTTCATGTTGGCGTGGCGAGTCAGCCAGTCCTCATCCGCAAGGTCCGGCAGAAGGTTGCGCGCCAGATAGTCAATGTAGCCATACACGGTATGCACCGCCGCCGCCTGGACCCGTCCATAAACTTCTGCATCGGTACGGCGCAATGCGGCCAGTGTGGTGTCTGCAGCCAGGCGGGTGAGAATATCGTTGCGGACGGTGGTGATTAACTGAGGGAGTGTCGGGCGGGTAAATCCACTGTCAGCCATTAAGTTCACTCCATAAATCGTCAAAGGAAAATGCCGTGCGGTTGCCGTCTTTCTGGCTGATAACTACTGAAGCACTGAGTGTGTTAATCCCGGTCCGCTCGGTCTTCACGTCCACCCGAACCGCCACGCCGTCATCCACCAGCCACTGAAGGGCCTGGCTGATGTATTCGCGGGCTTTGAGCGGCGTTTTATTGGTGAGCGTCGTGCGGCTGAGAAGGTAAAGGCGTGAGCCAATACGGTCATTCTGTACGGTCGGGAAGCTATCGCCCCACCAGCCGTTTTCCTGTTCCGGGCTGTCGTCAGGCTCAGCCTTTCGCCAGGAGAACAGTGAGATAATTACCGCACGCGTCAGAGGATCGGGCGGCCACGTAACGTCACGCTGCACTCCATTAATCACAATAATCATGACGCCACCATTTTCTGCGTTGTCGCGTCAGTGGTACCGCCGCCGGAGCCGTTCTCTTTATGTGTATGACCGTTGTAAGCCACGCGCATCGCTGACATGGTCAGGCCGGAAGAATCGCACTTATCTTTGATCTCGCCAGTCGACTCGATGTCCATTTCAAACCGCGCTTTCGGCGCATTGGTAAAGGTGATCGGCTTGCCCGCCCCGTTGACAACGATTCCTTCGCGTGTCAGCGTGACCGACTGTCCCTGATCGTCATATACCGCCACTTCACCAGGCTTCAGACCTTTAATGCGGTAACGCCTGTCAGAGACAACCAGCACTACACCGTGTGACCTGTCACCGTCAAAGTAAGCGGCCACGGCCTCAGCCCCGATGAGCGGCGCAGCCGTATATCCGTAAGGCTCCATATGCTCAATGTCGCTTTTGCCCTCGCCACCCGCCATTTCAACCTGCAGCATCTGGCACTTTGTTGCCGTGTTCAGTCCGCGAACGACCGCACGTGCCAATAGGTTCGACAAAGCACGCCCCATACCTGAAATCGGGTTAGCCATCAGAAATCATCCTCTTCTTTCTTTTTCTTACGCTTACCGGGTTTCGCAGGCTCAGGGAGATAAGCATCCGGTGGCCCGACGCGGATTTCGGTCACGGTGCCGTTTTCATCCTGTTGGTAGGTCACCTCAGCGATCACCATCTGACGGTTGTTAAAACCCAGAACGGGATCAAATACGATCACCTGCAGGTTTGGCAGCCAGAGTGAGCCGTCACCCTGCCGCCAGCCCTGTACGGTATAGGTCACCTCATCGGTGCGTGCAGCACGCTGGCGCATCTCAAATTCTGCGCGTGCGCTGCACGTTGCTGTAGTGGCGTTGCCGGTCTGGCGGATAATCATCGGGCGGTAACGCTTCAGTCCACCGTCAATGGTTTTTGAGCGAATTGCCGTAGTGGTGGCCTCGCCAAAGTCATCGTCATTACCTTTACGCTGACCGGAAACCTGATAGTCACTGAACCGGTCCCGGATGCTCTTTTCCGTGTCGCAGGAAAGAATGTTTTCACCCAGCACCAGCGCGGTATGTGCTTGCTGACTGCCGATGCCGCCGATAACCAGATTGCCCTGCGCGTTGTCATACGCCAGCGCCTGCTGCAGCCCGAGCATTTTGTTCAGCACGTCCATGACTGTTTCGCCCTGGTCGGCCTGAATGCCCTGAAGCGCACCGGAAGCGCCGCCCGCATCCACCACCGTGATGCTGAAGGGCTTTGCCAGCTCAGCGGCCACCTGCGCCAGTGAACGACCGGCATACTGTGACGGCGTGGCAGAACAGTCGATAAGGTCAGCGGTTTTACTGCGCCCTGAAATCCCGGTGCTGATGCTGCGTGCGTCGTACCGGACCGGTGTAGCCTCAACGTAGCCTGTCAGAACCTTATCGGTGCCTATCAGTACCTCGACCAGATCGCCGTTTTTAATGCGGGTACTGCGCACCGCCTGGTCGGTATCACCGGGCCAGCTGCGGGTAATTTCTACGGTAAAGTCGCGGGCGATACGCTCAATGCCAGCGGCGATCCTGACCGAAGTCCAGCCGCCCCACTCCTGACCGTTCACACGTAAAATAACTGTGTTGTTCATCGTACCGGCACCCTCAGTGACTGAACCGGCACGAAGCCGGGGTGGCGGATGCCGTTACGCGCCGTGATGTCACCGGCACGCGAAGCCGAATCGTACCAGTCGGCGGCCAGCACCAGAGCAGGCATTACTTGCGAAGGCGTCCGCTCCGTCATACGCTCGACCCGCTCCAGGCGTGCAGAGATATCACGGTTAACGTCTGTACGCACGGTAACCAGCGCCTGATAAAGTCCGTCATCTGAAACGCGCTCCATCTCAAGGTCAATCGCTTCATTAAGGCTGTCGCGAACCTGCGCAAGGTCATCCCATGAAATAACGGTGCCGTTATCCAGAGAGGTGGTAACGCCGGAAGAAGCAGAAAAGGCCGCTGTCGCTGTGGTGCCTGAATCAGAAGCCGCATTACCGGAATCAGGCCGTATGTTGCTGACGGCAGGATGCGATACCATGACCGGCTGCTGCGGGTCCTGCTGGCGCGTGACAGTCCGGTTTGCAGGCTGCGGCAGACTGGTGATCGTTGCGGCCGCCTCGCTGATGGCCGTGGTGCGCACCGCCTGCGCAACGTAATTTCGCTGCGCGGTCTGCGCCTGTGCTGTCTTACTTTCGGTTTTCCAGACACCGCGCGGAGCCAGACCGGAATCAACCGTGACACCTGTCAGCCCTTTAATCATCGACATCAGGTCAGAGGTGTTACCCGTTAGCCGCGTTCCGGCGCGCCACATGGTCTGCAGGCGGTTAACAAAATTCATACCGCTGGACGGCGGGCTTAGCAGCACCGACAAATCACCCTGCATCAGACGTGATGCGGCGCTGATACCAGAATCAACATACTGAAAGGCACTGGTTACGGTATTGAACATACCGGTTGCCTCATCCAGCACGCCGTCCTGCAGGAAGTCAGGCAGGCCATCCATACCAAAGGCACCGAACGCCGATGAAATTGCATCGTCCAGGAATGAAACTGACGATGTGAGTTTCTGTCCGGTTGCCAGTCCAGCGGTGGGAAACGATAATTCACCGGACTCAACGAAGCTGAAGCTGACGCGGCACATACGCCCTTCGCTCTGTGAATGGCTGACGCGAACGGCATCATCTACTACCACGGTCATCTCGCCGTAGTAAGGATGAACCAGCGTGCATGATCCCGGCTTTTCAATGGCTTCAATCAGCCGGTTACGCTGCTCAAAGAAATCATCGCCAATCAGATAAGCCTGAACGCTGAAGCGGCGCGTCGCGCGGCCCAAATCTTCCGCCCACGGTTTGTCGCGATTGGGGTACTCATGCACCTGCACGCGACGCCCAAAGGTTGCTTCGTCGCTGTCCACCTTAAACGCTACGCCGCGCAGTGAGGCATCCTGCAGATTATCTTTCCAGGCCATGGCTTACTCCGGGCATAAAAAAACCCGCCGAAGCGGGTTGTCGTTGTAAATTCATTTCAGTCAGGCATTATGACCTTACAGTTAATTTCCTTCACACCTGATGTGCCATTTTTATTAACTCCGGCTTTGATTTTTCCGCTTTTCATTACTTTCAGGAAAAATTGTCCACCAGGAAGTGTGAAACCAAAATCATAACCGACGATTATATCAGAATTAAGATCATCATTTTTAAAGTTGGCTCCTATCCAGTCCAGCCTTGCATCAGGCCCAGTCCCATCTTTAAAAACATAAACTCCTAAGCTTTTTCCAAACTCATAGGTAGCGTTGGTAATAAGAAACGTTCCACTTGCTGAAGGTGATGGGCACTGAATTACTATTTGTTCACTAAGCTTTCCATCTCCATCAGCAGCTTTTATAACTTCATTTACGAAATTAGTTGTAAAGCTGTTGTCCTTAGCTAGGGATGCTGCTGAAAACAAAAATAGAATTATTGCTGCACTTTTTTTCATATTCCATTACCAGAGTTTTAAATTAGAATATTAGAGAATGTCACTTAGCAGAAAACATCAGTTATTCCCACTAAATCGATTATAACCAACATCATAATTAAGCCAAGGCAATGAGTTACCCGCGGGTGCTACGCGCATGCCAGGCGGTGCGTTATCGAACGTCACTTTCAGCTCACCCGCCTGAGGTCGGCCTGCAGAAGATGGCCGGTCGAGACCCACTTTTGGATCGTAACGCCCTTCGGGTATCGGGTTGTCCATTCCCAGAATTTCACGCAGCCTTGGAAAGAAGCCGTTATATCCCCGCTCTCGCTCCTGTGACTGCAGACGGTTAACCAGAAACTCACCCTTGCTAACGCCCTGAGCGTTTGCCTGCTTGTCTAAATCCTGCAGCTGTTTAAGAAGCGAGATTGCAATACCAATCGTGATTGTCATTGCGCCAAGGCGGCTAATTTTACCCAGCAAACCAGACAGCGAACCTGCTAAAGTCACAGCCTGCTGCAGAGAGCCAATCGTTTTGATAGCAAAGGAGCCTGCCATTACTGCGCCGACACCCTCTATTACGGTCTGCCAGCCCCCCATTTCCTGAGCGACATTGTTTATCTCAGTCCAGACCTGCTTAACGACCGGCCCGACCTGATCCCAATTGTTAATTATCAGCAAAGCACCGGCAGCAAGAGCAGCGATAGCCAGTTTGGCAGGCGACAGATTCATGACCATATTAAGCACTTTGAAAGACTGCGAAACGGTCCCGACCGCCGCACCCACTGCAATCAGAGAAATAGCGAATTTCGCAACCGACCTGACCAGCTCAGGGTTATTCCTGACAAACCTTTCTGTCTGCTTTATATAGGGCATGAGTGCCATAACCCCCTGCTTAAGCTGTGGTGTTAGGGCATCACCCAGCGCCAGGCTTACAGCAGTTATACCATTCTGCATCAGCGTGAGTTTGTTTTCGGTCGTGTCTGCACGGGAGTCATACTCCTTTTGCATTGAGCCAGCATACTGCTGTGCATCAGCAACCTTTCCGAAGTTTTTGCGAAGCAGATCGAGATTGTTAAGAAGCGGCGCGATAGCCTTTATCGACTCTCTTCCGAACAGCCATTCGAGTGCTTTTGATTTGCTTTGCTCTGGAAGTTTCTTTATGCCTTCGAGCACCTTCAGCATGGTTGCTTTAGAATCTTTCACCATCCCACTGGCCAGAGATTTAGGCGTCATGCCGATCTGTTTCAGAACTCTTTTAGCATTACCGGTATTAGCGTTAGAAAGCGAGAGCATGAAGTTCTGGATGCCAGTACTGGCAACTTCAGACTGCACCCCCATTCCCGCAATGGTGGCACCCAGCGCGGCAAGGTTTCCCGTAGAGACATGGTTGACAGCCGCAAGAGAGCCCACGCTGGTGACTATTTCAGAGATTTTAGCTGCGCTGGCAGGGCCGGTATTACCGAGGTAGTTCACCTTGTCCGCCAGTCCGACAACATCTTTCTGCGTCATTTTGAAAGCGGTTCGCCAGGTCGCCATCATCTGACCGGACTCTTCCGCAGTCTGATCAAACGCAATACCCATTTTGGCAGCATCTTCTGCAAACCTGACAAGTTCACCTCGGGCGATGCCAGCCTGGCCTGCTGCGGCAACAATCTGACCGATACCGTCTGCCGTGATCGGCAGTTTTGTTGACAGGTCAATAACGTCCTGGCTCATTTTCCTGAAAGCGTCAGCGTTATCCAGACCGTCAACGACCTTGCGGATATCAGCCATTGTTGATTCGAACTTAATGGCCTGATTTACAGGGATAGCCAGCGCACCCAGGATGGATGCGCCAATAGCAGTTGCTCCAACAGCCAGCGAAGAAAATTCCTTCTGAAATCTCTTCAGCTGGCGCTGCATTCCTTTCATCGGTCCAGTGAGCTGGTCAACGGCAGTGATTATGGCTTTTAACTGGAAGCTGTCAGCCATTCTTTATTTCCTCGCTTATGCGTACTGCCTCTTCCTCAAGCTCCAGAAAATCAGATAGAGCTGACCGCTTTAGTTCAAGAGGGTTTATTCGCCAGAAGTGAGCGACGTTGTAACATCGCTGCCGGAGATTTCTCCCGCTCCCGAGCCGGTAAAAAAACCCAGAATCGTCATTGAGGCTTTGAAAATATCAATCTTCGCCATCTGGCTTGCAGACGAACGGGGAACACCAGCCAGGACAGGGATGTAACGAAGCGACACAGAGCTATCAATTTTGATATTGCCTTCGCTGCCGATGGTAAACGGAAAGCCGATCAGTTCAATCTCATCGAAAGTCGGCTCGCGCAGCTCCAGCACATGAATAGTCTCACCGTGTGCCGTAATGGGTTTTGAAAGCTGAAGTTCACTCACTGATAGAATCCTTCTGTGCCGTGGAATTCGAGGTCAACCGTACCCTCTTCCGGGTTGTAATTGGCCTCACCAAACAGAAAAGCTTCAGACAGCACGTACACCATGCCGTTAGCCATTTCCGAAGTAATGGTCATTTGGTCTGAGTCAGTCAGTTTGCTGATCGGGAAGTTTTTAGGCACTTTAAAAGTGCCTTTTGTGTACGGCGCTCGGTGCGTCTCTTTGTAATCCACGTCACCGGCCAGGCCGATCACGTCATCACGCACCTTGGTGTTCATCGGCACCTCAATGCCGCCGGTCAGCGACAACTGCTGGCCATCCACCTTGAAATACGTTGTACCCGCAATCTTTGCCATTACGCGGTCTCCTCGCTGTATTGCAGACGGAACTGATTAAGCAGCGCAAAGACGCGCAGCTGGTTGACGTAATCCGGCGGGAACAGGACATCCACGCGGGTCGGGTCGCTTACGTTGCGCTCTACCACAAGATGCTGCTTGAAGAGATCAAAGTTTTCCACGATCCCCGCCCGCTCCATCGTGCGATAGCTGGCGCACATCTCACCCTTCAGCACTGCAGGCGTCACGATGGCCTGACCCGGACCGAAGCGCGTACCGTCATTCGCCAGCTTATGACGCGGGTACTTACTGGTAATGATGCTCTTCAGCTGACGGATAACGTAGGCGCTGGTATGCAGCGTCTCGCTGTCCAGGTAGCTGTTGTCCGCCACGCCATAGGCGTTTTTCTGATAGGTAGTAATGTCGCGCTGAATGCGCAGCACGCCGCTCTCAGCGTAGGCCGTGGCAATACCGTGCTTCAGCAGCGACTGCTGCTCTGTCAGGGTAAAGCGGCTTCCTGCCGGTGCCGGTAATGCGCCGGTCAGCTCACCGGTCTGCGTAGGGCGGGCCGGATCAACGCGGATAAACACGGCATTGCGTGCAGTGCGCAGTGCGACCAGCTCATCGGCAGCAGTCTGAACGGCAGGTTCATAACCCGCAACGGTAATGTGCTGGTTGTTCATGGTGTCGCCAATGGCCACCAGTTCGGAGAGCGTGCCGATTTTCGCCGTATAAACGTGACCGTAAAGCTGACGCGCATAGCCCCACCGACCGGAAGAATCATTCATCTCCAGCGCCAGTGTAGCGAGCGAGGCGGAATCACTGAACGGTGTGCCGATGAAGTCAAACGGCTCATCACCCATCGCGGCTATGGTTGCTGCCAGTGACGGTGAACCCGTACCGCCCGCCATGGCGTCAATCACAACGTTAATGCCGTCAGGTGTGGTTTCGCTGCCCACGGTGCCGTAGTAGTTCAGCGCCAGCGGAATACTGTTGCCAGTGAGCCCCTTATGTCGGGCAGTGAGCGTGACAACGCCAGCAGCTGCAGCAGCAGTCACAGGCAGGTCCGCGTCCGCGTTAACAGCAGCGGCCAGCGTCGCGGCCACAGCTGCCGGTGCATCACCGGTCACTACTGCAGCCTGAACACGCACCGCACCGATATACAGGCTGAGCGAACCTGACGCCTGCGCATTGCCGGTCAGTGTCACTGTGCCTTTGGCGGTTTCGCCTTCCGGCTCGGTCACCGCGATAATCCAGAGTTCACCGAACGGATCGACAGCACGATAACGCGCTACCATGCGGGCCAGCTGGCTGCCACGGCCTGCAACCTTACCCGCCAGCGCGGCAGACGGCATGATGGTGAGTTTGTTTTTAACGATGGTGCTGTCGGCTGAAGCGAGGCCAATCAGTAGTGACGGGCCGCTGCTCTGCGTGGTATTCGCTTCGCTGTTGTCCATCTCCGCCCAGAACAGCGGCACGCGGAGGTCTGACGGAATAGTGGGGAACGATACTGACATTATTCACCGCCCTTTTTCTTGGTGTCAGCGGCGGGCTTTTCTTCTTCCGCTCTGACTTCTTCGACATCACCATCCGCAATGCGGCGGTGCCAGTAGCTGCTCTCTTCGACGTTCCGGCCTTCTGAAGGCAGCAGATCGCCCCGGACAGGGTCAGGAACTGACCGCCCGCGCTTGGGTCTGAGTTGCATGATTTACTCGCTGAGGTTGATTTTGATGTGGTGTTCGATAATGCCGTCAGGGCCATTACCCGGATCGATGTAGTCAACGTTGATATCGACCGTTTTCAGTTCGTCCAGGGTGTCGAGATCATCCTGCTGGCGTGTGTCTTCTTGGGTAATTTCCCGCGTCAGCATGAATTCGAACTGGTAATAAAGCCGCCCCCGATCCATGTCCAGAAGCTGTCCGCCAGAATATGCGACGGGGCCAGCATCTTCATCCGGCTCCCAGCCCAGAAGCGCCTTCCAGATTTGCTGTCGGACATCATGAACGGCGTCATAACCGGCAGCCTGACCGCGCTCGTCACGCGTATTGTCCAGCACCACGACAACTGCAAAGCCTTCGGCCACGTTCTGCCAATAGTCAGTCAGGGACTTCTGCTCAGCGGTAACGTCTTCTGTCGGCACAACATACGCCGCCGGCAGCCGCATTTTTCCGGTTTCGGGGATAGACTTGAATTCAGCCGCCCCGGCTACGTTGCCCGCGAACATCGGACATCGTGCCCGGAGAGCGGCGATCACCAGTGATAGCTTCATTTCTTTTTCCTTTCAGGGCGAAGGGAGGTGCGTAGCGCACGGGTCAGCACATAACGTGTCCACGTTTTGCGCGCCTCCAGCACTTCGGTCATGTAGTTTTTGCGTGGCGCAACACGCCAGCCATTGCCACCGGACTTGCCCTTGTGGTGACTCTTTTTGCGCTTAGACCCACGCTTGATGCCGTAGAACAGAAACGCGGGGTAAAAGTCACCCTCAATAAGGCGGTTGCCCTCGCCCCGCTTCTGGTTTGGCGCTATGCGCACCATCAGGCCCGGACGGCTTTTTGATGCGCGGGGAACGTAATAGCCGATGGACCGAGCCAGCCTGCCGGTTCTGAATCCCGGATACTCGCCCGGAGCAGAACGGCCACGACGCATGACCAGGCGCCGGGCATCACGCATATGCACCTGACCAATCTGAATGAAGGTGCGTCGCATTTTTGCCCGGTTAAAAACGAGGTCTTTTGGCTGCTGAAAGTCAACGTGCAGTAGCGGTTTAGCCATACATCCCTCCGTCGCTATCAACAGCCCTCAGTTCTTCACACTCCAGCAGCAGATAGCGACCGGCAGAGTTGAGGTCGCGCAAGCGCTTAACGCGATACACGTAACCGCTGTAAACCACCTCAAAATCTGACGTGATCCCCCGGCGGTAACGGATGGTCATGTAGTGGGTTATGGTGTCATCAGCCTGAACGGATTCGTGATATGTGGTGGCCCCCACCTGCCGGACCTTCGCCCACACGTCCCTTTCATTCTCATAAACCGAGTCAGTGCCACCATCATCTGCTGGCTGGTCGATGCGCTGGCGCAGGTGGATGCGCTTATTCAGTTCACCGGGATCGGGCAGCGTGAAAACGGCACTGGTATTTGATGAGCGTCGCTGCATGCTTAATACCCCGACACCGGTAGACGCCGCGAATAGAGCAGGAACTCAAACGCCTGCGGCGTCTCCGTCATCTCCAGTTCTGACACTGAACTGCGATGCTCATACCAGTGACTGACCAGCATCAGCAGGGCAAGCCGGATATCTTCGGTAATGACCATGCCGTCCGTATCAAGCGGTGCAATATCTGCCACCGTTTTATAAAGATTGCGGTTGAGGTAGGTCACCGCCTTTGCCTCAGCAGCCAGCGCAAAAAGCTCAAGCAGCCGATCTTCTTCCGTGAAGTCGCTATCCAGTCGGCACTGCTGTTTAATTTCTTCGAGCGTCAGCAGCATGGTGTTCAGCCTTTTTTGTTTTTACCTTTTGCTGGCTCTGGCTCTGGCTCTGGCTCTGGCTCTGGCTCTGGCTCTGGCTCTGGCTCTGGCTCTGGCTCTGGCTCTGGCTCTGGCTCTTGCTCTGGCTCTGTCTCTGGCTCT